GAACAGTCGAGGTGATCCAGGCGCAGTAATGTACAATAAAGTGATGCGTAATGGCTAGCATGGCCCAAGAACTTAAAGCACCCATTGGTTGCCCAACCGCGTATAATACGCTCTTAGGAATATCTCCTTTTAGAGATAATCCAAGAAGTTGAGAACCAGAAGGAACTTTATATTCTCTCCCTACTAAGAGGGAGGCCCAAGACTGAGCAAACTCATCTCCATACAATGAGCACAAGATACTCATCTGTAAAGAGATTGGGAGTCTGTCGGTCGCTGCAGAAAGATCGAAGGAATAAATGGGACCTTCATTAAATGGAACCCTACTTAGAGGTTTCATTTGATTGAAAGTACCATCCGTTGGCATTCTTCCCAATACCGAAAATAACTTTTCGTGTAAAGGTTGAAGAACCCACTGTGTCCAAGGATCGACCATTGCGAACACTCTCACTTTACCAGCTGCTTCTAACTTCAAGGATAGTCTTCCTAGAACAGAACTAGTTGGGATAACAGCATTATTAAGTGCATATTTCCCACATAGTGAGTTCCAGAGACCTAAGATGCTTACATTACCAGTAAGCTCAGCAAGTTTCAAGAAGGAAGATAATATTTCACTATTCGATGGCTGTAATAAAGCAGATAAGCTTTTAATTACAGATACCGAGTGTGTGTTATATATCTCTTCCGATCTTGAGGCTTGAGGTCCAGATGTATACATCTGATTCAATCCTTTCTCGTCATAGCCAAATTGGAGATCGTGTTCTTTAAAATAAAGAGTTTTAAAGATATCAATCTCCTCTTTGAAATATGATGGAGGTAGAACAGAAGAAGACGGTGAGGTAATAGTTGATAACTTCAACTCTGATAAGAAAGTGATATTTCTATACAGAGAAAAAGCTGTTAACCAAAATCTCAACACCTTCTTATTCCCGTTTAGAATTAATTTTCTATGATAATAGGGAATAATTCTTGGTAGGCCCGATTTAGCTCTAGAGACTCTAAGTCCCAAAGGAGTTAAAGACGGAATTGTATATCCTGCAACTACTTGCTGTGTTATTACAGAACAGGTCTTAAGGTATTTCACAAGACCTTTAGAACCCATTCTTTTTAGCAGAAAGTTCAACTTGCAGAGGTACGACTGGCACAATCTTGCCCAATTTGGAGTGATGGTCCCATTCAATAGGTACAACACTCTAAGAAGTGTGTACATCATTGAATACCCTCTTTTTACAGAGAGCATGGCAAGTATTACTCTCGCATCGAATCTCGATTTCGAGACAGAGAAAGACAAAAGTCTTGGAGACTTAAAGTTGTTAAATTTTAATGTTTTCATTTCTTTTCTCTTTGGCTGTTTTCGGAGTCAAGCTCGATCCGGATATAATACACTTCCGTTTTCTTCAAACCTTGTTAGGCTAGAAGAGCGGCAGCCACCCTTGGTAAGGGAGGATATATCATCCTGTAGGGTTGACACATTGTTGCCCAATTAAGGACCCAGTGTGTTGCCCTTACGGGACTCTAGGTTGGTCGAGAACTTCTGATTAGTTACCACATAGGAACTACTTCGTAATCCATAGTATATGGAGGGTACTAACCTCAACAGTGCCCGAAGCCAGAAGTGAGGAACGTAGATACCAGAGTTTATTAAATATCACTCTGTCAATCGTTCTGTCCCAGTCCTATCTTGTAATCTGATAGGATTTAGTTACTGGTTCGGATCGTCTACGATCTTACCACAGGACTTACCTGTTAGACCAAATCGGCTACTCGAAATCGAGTCCGAAGTCTCTTGCAACCAAAAGTTGCCGTACCGGCGCTTTTGACCTCAGAGCGGGAGTCTTCTCTATAAACTAGATATCTTAATACCAGATTAAGACTCTAAATAAAAGAGAGACTTGCCTACCTTAAGGCGGAATCGCTATGATTCCAGACTATGGGTCCGA